GATAAGCTTATCGCGCAGTTAAAAGGTGATCAGGCGAAGAGCAAGAAAACACCTGTTAAGAAGAACAAGGGCGGAGCTATTAAAGGCTTTAGTCCCATAGCCCGTCCACAACGATTTAAAGGAGTATTCTAATGGCTGGTAAAAAATACAAAGGCCCTCTTCCAAAGCCAAAGCCGAAGATGACCCCCATTGAGAAATTTACTGGCAAACGTAGTGTTAACAAGCCCCTTTCAGAAGAAGAAAAAAAGTATATTGGTGACAAAATGGCTGGGAAGGTTGTTGAAAAGATGAAAAAAGGCGGCGCGGCTGTTCCATCTGAGTTCAAGGGCTTTTCTAAGTTGCCAGAGGCAGTGCAAGTAAAAATGGATCCTGTTGCGGCTAAAAAATATAACGGCGGCGGAGAAGTTCGCGGCATGGGCAGGGCTTATATGGGTGTGTCCAGAAAAGCTAAGATAAGGTGATGTTATTGGATTTTGGTGTTATAGTACGAGAGAGGCTGGCTTATGGCTTTGCGGTCATGCTTGATGCCCTTCTCGTGACTGCGCCGAAGTCAGCCTCACCCACGGAGAGCATTCATGGATAAAGATGGCATCTTTGGTGCATTTACAGATCCTACCATGAGCAGCCAGATGTTTGATGCTCTTGCTGATAAAACAGACATGTTTAATGATCCTATGGGGAGCGAGACTTTAGGCGCAGTAAACCGCGCTATTGTTGGCACTCCTATTGACGCTGTTGATCTTATGGGTCGTGTTGGTGAAACAGCTTTGCGTGGTGCGGCAAAGGCTGGCGAGGGAATTATAGGTGCGCTTGGATCTGATGAGGGAATGGCGAAGCGGTTTGGGAGAGACATTTATGGTCTTGGTATTGCTGCATCTACTCTTGCTCCGATGGCTGGGCCTCGTCCACGAGGCAAGTCAAATAAGGCGCTTGTCCTTGAGGCGCAAAAAGACAAGGTGAAATCCCCAGTTGTAAAGCAGAAGCTTGATGAGGATATGGAGTTTGAGGCTATTGATGATGCCTTGAAGGATGCCAACTTAGACCTTGATGAGACTTTAAGCGTTCAATCTAACTTTAATGCAACAGAGCGAACATTAAGCACTGACGATTTTAGCGACATTTTACAGAACGAGTTTGCTATAGCCAGAGACTCTGGCAAGTCTCGTGGGGAAGCTATGGCTGATGCTATGCGGAACACAGAAAAAGCCATGTCTGACATGAACATGATGGACGTTGTTATTGACCGTCCTATTCAAGATAAGATTTTTAAACGCCTTGATGAAGATTATGAATTTGGTGTGAGTAAGGCTGTTAAACGCCGTGAAGAAGCGGCTGCTAATCAGGCAGCTTTGCGTTCTCAAGCAAATCAAGCTAGAATGGCAAATCAACCGCGTGTTAGCGTTGAAGACGCTGTTAGGCAGCAACAGGAATTAATTAATTTTGGCATACCAGAGCCAACAACACAAAAACCAACGCTTGTGACTATTCAAGGCGGAAAGGACTAAATATGGCTGTCGAAAAAGGAATAGGCGCTGGAGTTGGTAATCCAGAGATGACCGCTCAAGAGCAAGCTGAAATTGATGTCATAGAGTTTCCAGCCCAGCCAGGTATTATGGAAATGGATGACGGTTCTGCTATTGTTGGTGAAATCGTTGAAGAGATGGATATTGCTCAAGACGTTCCTTTTGATGCAAACCTAGCTGACTATGTAGATGAGGGCGATCTGGGTGTTATTGCTTCTGATCTGTCTGGAGACATTGAGGATGACATGTCTTCTCGCCAAGATTGGGAAGACACATACAAGCGTGGTATTGAGCTTCTGGGTATGAACTACGAGGAGCGTAGCCAGCCATTTGAGGGTGCAACTGGAGTTGTTCACCCGCTTCTTGCCGAGTCTGTAACACAGTTTCAAGCGCAAGCTTACCGTGAGATGCTGCCGTCTGGCGGTCCTGTTCGCACACAGACTATGGGTGCAGAAACACCAGAGCTTGTTGCTCAAGCTCAACGTGTTAAAGACTACATGAATTATATGATTACATACGAGATGGAAGAGTATGATCCTGAAACAGATCAGATGCTATTCTATCTACCGATTGTTGGCTCAACATTTAAGAAGGCTTATTTTGACCCTATTCTTCAAAGAGCGGTTAGCAAATTTGTACATGCGGAGGATCTTGTTGTTCCTTATGGAGCGACTGATCTTCTTACTACACCGCGTATTACGCATATTATTCGCATGGATAAGAACGAAGTCCTGAAGCTACAGCTTGCAGGTTTCTACAAAGATATTGATTTACCTAGCGGATCTTCTAGTGCTGAAGACTTTAGTGGCGTAAAAGAAGCTATTGATGAGGCACAAGGCGTACAATTATCCGGCTCTGGATCTGAAGAACTGGTTATTCATGAAGTCCATACATCTTTAGACTTGGCTGGCTTTGAAGATGTGGACATGGAGGGTGAGCCTACTGGCCTGAAGATACCATATGTAGTTACTATCCTAGAGGCCACCAGCGAGATATTGGCTATTCGCAGGAATTACAACGAAATGGATCCGCTGATGCGTAGGCAGCAGTATTTCGTGCATTACAAGTTTTTACCCGGTCTGGGTTTTTATGGATTTGGCCTTACACACATGATTGGCGGTCTGTCTCAGGCATCTACAAGCATTTTACGTCAGTTAATTGATGCTGGTACGTTATCTAACCTACCTGCTGGCTTTAAAGCCCGTGGCGCTCGTATTCGTGACGAAGATGAACCACTACGCCCCGGCGAGTTCCGCGATATAGACTCCGCTGGCATGGATATACGTCAATCCATCATGACATTGCCGTTTAAAGAGCCTTCACAGACCCTGTATAGCCTCTTGGGAGGGCTTGTAGAGGCTGGTAGGCGGTTTGCGTCTATGGCAGACATGAAAATAGGCGAAATGGGCGGAGAAACGCCTGTAGGGACTACAATGGCGATTATGGAGCGTGGCACGAAAGTAATGTCTGCCATCCATAAGCGTCTTCATTACGCACAAAAGCAGGAATTTAAGATTTTAGCCAATATATTCGCTAAAAACATGGCTCCTGTTTATCCATATGCAACTCCGGGCGCACCGCCAGAGATCAAGCAGATGGATTTTGATGACCGTATTGATGTTTTGCCCGTTTCTGACCCGAATATCTTCTCAATGTCGCAGCGTATTGCTTTGGCACAGACAGAATTACAGTTAGTTCAGTCTAATCCAGAGATACATGGCGCAGAACAGGGTTTATATCAGGCATACAGGAAGATGTACGAGGCTCTTGGCGTTACTAATATTGATGCTATCTTGCCCATTCCGCCACAGCCACAGCCAGCTAACCCAGCCAAGGAAAACCAAGAGGCTATGCGTGGTCAACGGCTGCAAGCGTTCCCCGATCAGAACCATGAGGCTCATATTGAGGCTCACCTTGCTATTTTATCAACACCTGTTGCTCAAGCAAACGCAACAATCGTTATGACCCTGCAAGGTCACATTCAGGAACACATTGGTCTGATGGCTGAGATGCAAGCGCAAATTGAAGTCATGTCACAGCTTGATCCAGAGGCTCAAATGGTTCTTCAACAGAACCCACAGATGGCTCAACAGCTTCAGGGCGAGATAGCCAACAAAGCTGCTGAACTTATTGGTGAGTTAACCGAGCAGTATGCACAAGCTGTTGCACCTGCCGATTCAGCCCAGTCAGATCCTCTTGTTCAGATCAGACAGCAGGAATTGTCCCTGAGAGGCGCAGAAATTCAGGAAAAGGCTCGACAGTTTGAAGAAAGACAAGAGCTTGAGAAGCAAAAAGAGCGCAATGATGTTTTATTGGCTCAACAAAGGCTTGATTTGACTGAAGAGGCTACTGCGGAAAAAACCCGTGTAGCTGAAGAGAGGATCCAGACCCAGCGAGATATTGCTGCGGCAAACTTACAAAGGAAAATGTGATGTCTGCAAGTTCTGTACGTTCAAAGTTTATGGAAGTCGAAAAAGAAAAAAAGCGTCAAAGAAGGCTGGCAGAAAATGGAATTGTGCCAGCCCCTGTAAAAAAAGAAGCCCCAGTTGTTGTCGAGCCTGTCAGGGCTAGAAACGAAGACGGCACACTACAAGCTGATGATAAATCAACTCCTGATGTGAATGAGGCTTGGGTAGGTGGCATTGCTCCTAAGAAAAAATCAACATCTAAAAAGAAAAAGTCATGACAGATAAAACACCTCCCTTGAAAGATGTTTTAGCTGGCCTTTCAAAAGAGCAGCTAAGAATAATGATGGAGGCTATAGAGGCGGGTAAGAAAGGCTTTAAGTATGATACGAAAACTGGTCAACGCGATTTTGGATTTAATCAAGGCGGTGAGGTCTGTCGTGGGCAAGGCCGTGTCTCGCGTAAAAGAAAGTTTAAAACGTACTAATGGCTAAACAGCTTTCAGAAAACTCTAGGTTCGCACAGTTTGACTTAGACAATGATGGAACTGTGACTGATGAAGAAATAGCTCACGCAAAGGACATGCTTGAGCTAGAGCTTCGTGAAGAAAAGGCTGATGCACAAAAGCGTATGGCTTGGGTGGCTGTGGTTAGCATGGTTAGTTTTGCTTTGTTGCCATTGGTGCCAATGATACCAGAGAGCAGGTTACAATTTTTAGCTAGTTTGAGTGATATGTTGTTTTTAAGCCAAGCATCTATCGTGGGGTTTTATTTTGGCGCACAGGCGTATATGGCGAAAAAATAATGTACCAAGCGATAGTTATTGCTTGCATGATAGCGGATCCAACTATCTGCGTGAAATTTGAAGGGCAACAATGGTTTGATTTGGAAAGACGATGCAAGTCTCGCGCTTTAAATATGGCTGGAGATGTGCATGTATATTACAAGGGTTACAAGCCTGTTTCTTGGAATTGCAGGTTTTTACCTGGTGGGGTTCTAACAAAGTGAAGGGTGCGGCACGATGTACGAATACAAAATCAAAGAAGTAATTAAGGTGGTTGATGGGGATACCATTGACATACTTATAGATCTTGGCTTTGACCTCACCAAAAAAGAACGTGTTAGATTGGCTGGTATTGATACACCAGAATGCAGAACCAAAGATTTAGAAGAAAAAGAACTTGGTCTTGAGGCCAAGGAGTTTTTAAAGCGCCGTCTTTTAGACTGTGAAAAACTGTGGGTGGCTACTGAAAAAGATGGCAAATATGGGCGCATGCTTGGAACTATCTGGTGCGGTGTAACGAATATAAACGAAGAAATGGTTAGCCGTGGTTATGCTTGGGAGTATGACGGCGGTAAAAAAGAAAAGAACCTAGATGATCTTAGAACCATTAGGGGAATTATATAACGAATGTTTAATATTCACCACACGACTGAAGTGGCTTATGTCCTTGTGATTACTATGTGGGGGAATACTGGAATTGTCTGGGAGTACATTGGAAATCAAATTGTTTTGCAGCAAAAAATGACAGAGGCGCAGTGCGAGTATCTAATTGATGAGGAAATGTGGGAAGCAACATATCAAAATAAATATTTTCGCATGATGGCGCATTGCTTTCCAGAAGATTGTGCAGGGAAGAAAAGTTGTGAGTGAAGAAAAGAAAAAACCTGTTGAGCTTAATGTTGGACAAAATAGCTTTGAGCTAGTTCTTAGGATACTGGGCAATGAATTTGTAGCCATCAAGATTGGTTCAACGAACTTCTCTGGAAAGCTAATAGCTGGTTCAATTTTACTACTTTTCTTTACTTTCATAATGCTTGAAGTGTTTGGGTTGTCAAAGGTTATGGGTGTTGAATAGTGGCAACCAAGATAAATGAAAACACCGAACTGTCTATGCCAATTCGCAATCTTATGGCAATGGTTGTAGGGGCAGCCATTGGGACATGGGCATATTTTGGGATCATTGAACGCTTAAATACTATTGAAAATAAATTTATATTGATGGAGGCTGATCTAGGTCAAAACACAGAGTTTCGCATTAAGTGGCCTCGCGGCGATATGGGCAGTCTGCCAGCAGATAGCGAACAGTATATGTTAATTGAGCATCTAGCAGAGCAGCTTTCCAAGCTCCAAGAGCAAATAGATGAAGGCCGCGCACCGCATGATCAGCAACAAAAACTGACATTAGACTTTTATGAAAAGCGGATTACAAACATTGAGAGCCAAATAGAAAAGATGCGTAATGGAACCAATCATAATTAAAACCATGACATTGATTTTATATATGAGCGGAGATGTTTCAGAACATACCGCTTATGAGAAGATTTCTAAATGTTTGAAAGCCAAGCGTACCATAGAGCGTAACCTATATAAAAAAACTACATCTGTTAGATACTCATGCGAGAACAAAACAGTTGAGGTTTCAAAAAATGCAGACGGCACAAATTACATTGTGAGGATCATAGAATGATACAAGCTCTCTTAGGACCATTAGGTAATCTTGCCTCAACTTGGCTTGAGGGTAAGGTTGAAACCAAGAAAGCGGAGGCAGGTGCAAAGGTTGCAAAAGCCAAGGCTGAAGCTGTCATTATGGAGAAAAAAGCCACAGGCGAGATCGACTGGGATCTTAAAATGGCTGATGCATCCGCAAATAGCTGGAAAGACGAATGGCTTACAATTTTGTTTTCTGTCCCATTAATCTTGGCATTCTGTGGAGAATGGGGTAGACAGATAGTAACGGATGGGTTTACAGCGTTGAACGCCATGCCGGAGTATTACAGATATACGCTTGGGATTATCGTAAGCGCAAGCTTCGGAACACGAGCGGCAACAAAGTTTTTTGGTAAGAAATAATGGACGCAATTACACTTGCGGAGTATTTATTAAAGAACATACGTCAAGATAAGGCTGATTACACACAGCGTCTTGCGGATGGTGCGATAGAGGATCATTCCGACTATCGGTTCATGGTGGGGCAAATACGCGGCTTGACCCAATGTGAGGAGCATATAAAGACCGCGATGAAAGGCATAGAGCTAGAAGATGGCTAAAAAACTATTTGTACCAGATAGGTACGCTAATAAACAGAAAACAAAACCCCCAGTTTCAGAAGTACCAAAAGCAATAGCAAAGGGTTTTGAGTCTCCAGAAGAAAACAAAAAAAATACAGAAGATCCATCAAGCATGGGAGCTTCTGCTATTGATAGGCTGCCTAATCCTGTAGGTTATAGGCTCCTTGTTATTCCTTATTACATGAAACAGAAAACCGCTGGGGGTATTATTATCCCTGAAACTGTTCGTGAGCGTGAAAATCATGCAACAGTTGCTGCTTATGTTGTGAAAGTTGGCCCAGACGCTTATTGCGATGCCAATAAATTCCCAACAGGAGCATGGTGTGATGAGAAATCATGGGTATTAATGGGAAGATATGCTGGAAATAGATTTAAAGTGGACGGTTTAGAGGTTAGACTCATAAATGACGATAATGTTATAGCCACAATACTTGACCCCGCTGATATTTCTTATGTATAGTGCAAATAGGAGCTTGTAATGAGTGCTAATGAATTAATGGAAAATGAAACTGAACAAGAGAACATCTCTTTTGAGGTAGAGGACGAGCAATCGCAAGTTCCTGTTTCAGAAGAGGTTGTGGCATCAGCAGATGATTCTGAAGAAAAAACCAGTACAATTGTACAGGAAGATGATTCTTCAGAACTTGAAAATTATAGCGAAAATGTTCAGAAACGAATCAATCAGTTAACTGCAAAGCGTAAACAGGCCATTGAAGAGGCGGAAGCCGCTTATGGTTACGCACAGTCTTTGCAACAACAAAACGAAGAGATGAAACAACGTATAGCTCAATTAGATCAGGGCTATATCGCTGAATATGATGGTCGTGTTGAAAGCCAAGCCGCCGCTGCAAAAAGAATGCTTCAAGAAGCATATGACAACGGTGACATGGAAAAGATGGCTCAAGCACAGGAAGTCATTTCTGGATTGGCTATTGAAAAAGAGCGCCTTCGTATTCAAAAAAATCGCCAGCAAAGACAGGCACAGGCTCCTGCTCAACAACAGGCACCTCAACAAGTAGCTCAACCACAACAACAACAAGAGCTTGACCCAAAACTTAAAAACTGGATGGGCAATAACTCGTGGTTTGGAACCGATATGTTTATGACTCGTGGAGCTACAGCCTTACACGAGCAATTAGTTGCTCAAGAAGGGTTTGATCCTTCTTCTGACGAGTATTATGCGGAAATTGACAGGCGCATGCGCCAAGAAATGCCGCACAAGTTTCAGGAAAAACGGCAGAACGCCCAAGCAGTTTCTCCTGCGTCTAATGGACGGTCATCAAGTAAAACTGGGCGGAAAAAGACGGTGGAACTAACGCCGGGTCAAGTGGCTTTTGCTACTAAAATGAAAATACCTCTTGAGCGATACGCCAGAGAGGTTGCAAAACTAGAGAGGAAGGTCAAATGACTGATCGTGCAAGCAGGGATTCGCAAACCCGTGAAAAAACAGCGAGAGTTGCAGATTGGAAACCGCCTTCAACTTTGGAAGCCCCAGAAGCCCCAATTGGTTTTAAACACCGTTGGATCCGTGAGTCCGTAATGGGCTACGATGACAAAAATAACGTACATAAGAGGCGTAGAGAAGGATGGGAGCTTGTAAGAGCGGAAGACTATCCTGATTTTGATGCACCTGTTGTTGACGAAGGAAAAAACGCTGGCGTGATTGGCGTAGGAGGTTTGGTTTTAGCCAGAATCCCTGAAGAGATCGTGGAACAAAGAACTGCTCACTACAATCAAGTGACGCAGAACCAAATGGAAGCTGTGGATCGTGATTGGATGCGTGAAAACAATCCAAACATGCCAAAGCAAAAACCTCAACGCTCCTCTTCCGTATCCTTTGGTGGACCAAAGGGAGGGGACAATTAGTCAAGGAGACTAGATTATGGCGAACCAAGATGCCGCATTCGGCATGCGCCCCGTCAAAAGAATAGGTGGAACACCCTATACTGGTGGGCAAAGCCGTTATCGTATCGCCGCTAACTACGGGACAGCTATTTTCCAAGGAGATATGGTTGCTCAAGTTACTGGTGGTGGGATCGAAGTTCATGCTGACGGTGGCACAGTGCCTATCGTTGGTGTGTTTAATGGCTGTCAGTACACTGACCCAACAACAGGAAAGCAAGTTTACTCAAACTATTATCCTGCAAGCACTAATGCTTCTGATATTATTGCTTTTATCATTGATGACCCTATGGTTATCTTTGAAATTCAAGCTGCAATTGCTTTCCCAGTAGCAGACCTTCTGGGTAACTTTGACATTGTTTACACAACTGCTGGAAGCACCACTACTGGTATTTCAGGAGCGGAGTTGCAAGTCACAGATGGTGGCACGGCTACGACATTGCCCTTGAAAGTCATTGATATTTCAGAAGATCCTGAAAACAATGATGTAGGATCAGCGCATACAAATGTTTTGTGTGTAATTGGAAACCATGTATTCGGCGTTAAAGGCGCTGGATTAGCATAAGGAGGCTGTATAATGGCTATTTCTCGCGCACAACTAGCGAAAGAGCTAGAACCCGGCCTCAACGCTCTATTCGGAATGGAATATGATCGTTACGATGCCGAGCATGCTGAAATCTATGACACTGAATCTTCAGATCGTGCATTTGAAGAAGAGGTGATGATCACAGGTTTTGGTAATGCTAACACCAAATCAGAGGGATCTGGAGTCGTGTTTGATTCTGCCTCTGAAGCATACACAGCACGTTATACGCATGAGACAATTGCTCTCGCATTCGCGTTAACGGAAGAAGCGATGGAAGACAATTTGTATGACCGCCTTGGCGCTCGTTATACAAAGGCTCTTGCTCGTTCAATGGCTCACACAAAGCAAGTTAAAGCTGCTGCAACATTGAACAATGCGTTTGATAGCGCCTTTACAGGTGGTGACGGTAAGGAGCTTTGTGCTACTGACCACCCACTAGCTGGTGGCGGAACTCTTCGCAACGAGCCATCGACTGCTGCTGACCTCAACGAAACCTCACTTGAGAATGCCTTAATTGACATCTCAACATTCGTTGATGAGCGGAACATGATTATCGCACTTCGCGGTATGAAACTGATTGTTCCACCACAGCTTCAGTTCATCGCTGACCGTCTTCTTGAGTCAACACTTCGTCCTGGCACAGCCGACAACGATGTGAACGCTCACAGAAACATGGGTATGTTGCCTGAAGGCTACGCTGTTAACCACTTCCTGACTGATACAGATGCTTTCTTTATCAAGACGGATGCACCTAACGGCTTCAAGCACTTTGAGCGTTCACCAATGGCAACTGGTATGGAAGCTGACTTTGATACTGGTAACATGCGGTTTAAAGCTCGTGAGCGTTACAGCTTTGGCTTTAGTGACCCTCGCGCAGTGTTCGGTTCACCGGGCGCATAAGCAAACAATTGTACTTATTGAGGATGGGCGGCTGTTGCCGCCCTTTCTTTTTTCATGTATGATTAATTATTCCTGACAGTCGCATTGGGTGACTGACACTAGCCACGACAGGAGATTGACATGGCTACAACTACTTTCAATGGAGCGGTTCGTTCCGAAAATGGTTTTAAAGTTATCAATAAAGACTCAACCACGGGTGCGATAACAGAAACCTCAGATCGGAAGAGCACACGTCTGAACTCCAGTCACCTTGTAATCTCNNCGGGTGCGATAACAGAAACCTCTTCTATTGCTTCTACAGGCATTGTCACCAACAAATATGTAAAGCACGTTGGTTATGCCACTGGCGTTACTGTAAACACTACAGCAGGTGACAGCCCAGCTATTGGTGAGTTCACACAGCCAGCAAACACAATCATCACTGACATTAAAATATTTTGTGACGTTTCTCCAGTTATTGGAACAGGTGATATTGGTTACGAAGTTGGTAC